GCGTTGGTTATCCTCAGCTTAGTGCTATTATTGAGTGCGCTGATGCTGCTCATGGTCTTGGCGCTCATGTTATGGCCGATGGTGGATGCACCTGCCCTGGAGATGTCGCTAAGGCTTTCGGAGCTGGTGCTGACTTTGTAATGCTCGGTGGTATGTTTGCTGGGCATGACGAAGGTGGCGGCGAGATTATTACCAAGTATTATGATACACTCGAATTGGAGTTAGGTGACAAGGGATTTGAAGCCAAACTCGCTGCTAAGAAGCTTATGAAGTTCTACGGCATGAGTAGCGACACGGCTATGAACAAGCATCACGGCGGCGTTGCTGATTATCGTAGTAGCGAAGGGCGCACTGTAGAGATTCCGTATAAGGGTGCAGTCAATGCTACGGTGCTAGATATTCTTGGTGGGCTTCGCAGCACCTGCACCTATGTTGGTGCGCCATCGCTAAAGCAACTGTCTAAGTGTACCACGTTCATTCGGGTAAATAGGCAGATCAATGATGTATTCGTAAAGGGGTAAATGATATGCTAAATCGACGTGATGTGATGCTTGCTGGCGCTGCTATGCTTTCGACGCCAGCACTAGCGCAGAGCCAGTGGCCCAACAAGCCAGTGCGGGTTGTAGTCGCATTTAATTCTGGTGGCGGTATTGATATCATGACACGCCTTGCGTGTCAGGTGCTGACCAATCGTCTTGGTGTGCCGTTTGTGGTTGAGAATCGACCTGGCGCATCTGGTAACATTGGCACTGCGCAAGTTGCACGTGCTGAACCCGATGGGTATACTCTATCAGCTATTAGTATTGGCAACGTGACATTTAATCAACAGATGTTCACCAGCCTTGGCTATGACCCTGTCAATGATTTCTCATACGTTGCTGGGCTTTGGGAGCTCCCAAATTTTCTCATTGTCCCGACTGCCCATGTGCCTGCAACAAATATGGCAGAGTTTCTTGCGTGGGCTCGCTCTCGCCCAGCTGGTACTATCAATTTCGCAACTCCGGGTTCAGGTAGTACCGTAAATCTGACGGGCGCAACATTTGCGAAGAAAGCTGGCTTTGATGCAACCTCTGTTTCGGCTTCCGATGCTCAGGCGCTGCAACTTCTGCTTCGCGGTGATATTCATTATGTGACAAATCAGCTTCCACCGTTTGCTGATCTTATCAGAGACGGGCGCCTCCGTGTGCTTGCTGTAGCCGATAGACAGCGATGGGCTGCGATGCCTGATGTGCCTACGATGGAAGAGGCTGGCGTACCTGATCTTGCTGTGTCGTCTTGGCATATGCTTGGTGGTCCGCGTGGTCTGCCGCAAGAGATTGTTCAGCGACTCAATGCTGAGCTTCGTGCCGGTCTACTGACAGATGAATTCCGTTCGCGTGTAGCCGTTCTTGGTGCGCGGGTTCTTGTATCGTCCCCGCAGGAGGTTGATGCTCGTCTCGCGCGCGAGCGACCCATCTGGGCTGAGATGGTTCGACTCTCTGGAGCTAGGGCTGAATAAGCCATTGACATTGCGGTTTACCTGTGATATCATGCTTTCATAATCACAAAGGTAAACCGCAATGTCTGATGATGTAAAGTTCTGCAAGGACTGCAAATTCTACAAGCTTACATGGGCCGATAAGCTCCTTGGGATGAATCGATTTGGATTGTGTTCGGCATCGGCTTATAATGATACACCCAAGGTTGATTACCTGATTACAGGTAAGAGGGGTAAAGATCAATACTATTTTGCCTCAACGATGCGTTCATTTAGTCATGAATGTGGTGAGGATGCTAGGTGGTATGAACCTAAGGAATAAAAGGCGCTTGCCGCCAGCCTGGCATCCGTTCCAGCAGCGCCTTCGCCGCTGGCTCGTGTTTGGAGGACCTAGGGGTGCTCATTACTCCTGGTATGAAGTCGTCAAGAGGAATACGTAATGCGTTGGTACCCGCATGACCATTGGCGAAAGTGGTACGCATGGTATCCTGTCATAACCGAATCAAATGTCACGGTGTGGCTAGAAACAGTCTGGCGAAGTCATAATGGTGTGCAATATAAGTACCATTTGCGCGACGAATGGAGTGATGGCGACGCGCCGATATAACCACTGGTTATATTGGTTTTGCCCACTTTTCGCCTTTTAGTTTCAATGGCTTGCAGACCACCCTGTGTGACAAAAATGTCACACCCACCCTAGATGAATATCTTTTCATAAAATAACCCTTTACAACTGTCACGCCTCGTGGTATAATGGTCACATCAAGAGAGGAGAGAGTTACCATGACTTTCAATCAAATCATGATTGCACTGGCTGAGCGTGGTAAGGTTCACGTGCCGACGGCCGATGCGCGCAATGCGCGCGAAACTATCAACATTCTTGCCGCCGAAGATGGTGTCTCGGTTCGCATTGATACCGTTGCAGGTGGGGTCGATGTTCGCCTGCGTCGTTTCGCATGAATGTAGTGAATAGGCACGCGACCGACCGAGATATCGAACTCCTGTTCGGTCCGTTGGAGTCGCACGAAAAGGTCACCCGCGTGGACACGGTCGAATTGTCTTTCGAGGACATAGCCGTAGCCGTTGGCGCATGGCCTTCACGTGGGCAGGCTCGTAAGAACGGTTGGTCGGGTCGCGTGCCTACCCGCTTTGGTAACCGCAAGCTTGGTAAGCGTACAATCTGGTGGCTAGAAGCCGTACCTTAACACAGGAGAGACATATGCGTTACGAAGTTACGATCCTTGACGGCCGCCGTATTATTCGGCGCGAGACGTTTAACTCCTACGAGGCTGCTATGGCTTTCTTTGATGTGCAGCGCGATAAGCACACCTGCGAATTCCGCGACCTGCGGGCTGCCTAATCATGGAACGCAAGCTGTATTATTGTGAGTGTGATCCACACGGTGACTCCGTGTGTGATCGCCCATGCACGCGCTCCGCCCAGGAACGTAAGGCCGAGGCTGATGCTCTCGTAGAAGCTGCTCGCCAAGCAAGGCTTGCTGCTGACAAACAGAAGCCGTAATGCTAGAGGACCTAGCCGTCTGGTTTGGGTGTAACCCATCACTGCAGGACCCAATCCTGTGTGTGATCAATACCACACTCATAATACCAGGCGTCATGGGTATGTTCTCTGTTTTTATTTTATACATTATCGCAATACCCATAGCCCTATGGGTATTGTGTAGAAATCTTGTGGAATATATACGGCAAAGAGTATTAGGAGATTAACATGGCGCCTTATGGTGGCGGCCGCGATCATCCACCCAGGCCGCGCGATAGTTATATCGAGAATCAGCATGTACACGATTTATCCGCAGTCGATAGCGCGCTGGCCGTGCTATTCATTGTGGGTGTATTGGTCGCAATCATGCTATGGTAGGTATTGAACACTTTTTTGTCGGCCTAATCTTAGGGCTTGTAATAGGCTGCACATTGACTGCTCATTATCTAATGAGAAAAGAATAGTGCCTGATCGTCTAATGGTAGGACTACAGGTTTTGGTCCTGTGTATGTTGGTTCGAATCCAGCTCGGGCAGTATTGAATTTATGATGAAACTCATTTCATATAATGATGATATTCATCATAAAGAATTTCGCACCGGACCAATGAAACCGCTAACAACAGAATATTGGGTCCCGGCCGATACCGAAAAATTATTTGATGAAAATTGGAAAAACCCTGATACCAAAACCAAATTAATTAATCATGGTTGGACTAAGAATAATATTCTGTATAAATCCAATGATTTTGGTTTTCGTATGAATGTAAATATTTTTGATATTATTCCAGGTGAATGCGATTTCTATCTTGGGTGTAGTATAACCTTTGGTATAGGTCTAAATCTAGAAGATACTTGGGCCTGGAAAATTTCAGAAAAAACCGGGCGTGCTTGCGTAAATCTTGGGTGGGGTGGTTCAGGTATTGAAACACAATACCGCTTATTGCGGGCCTGGGCAAAAAAACTAAAACCTAAACATGCCTATACATTAGGTTATTTTAATGGTAGACGAGAATTACTAGAATCTAAAAACAAAATTCAAAATTTAGGTGTATGGACAGCAAATACAAAACCATGGGATGAAATATACCCAAAGTTAACGACCACCCATGAATTGTTGATATCGCATATTAGAACCTTTGATGCCATGAGAGCCGTATGTATGGATTATAATATAGAATTATATACTTTAAATGATTTTTATCGAAAAGAGATATTTAATACCACTGATAATACTGCGCGCGACCTTCAACATTTTGGGTGTTCTTGGCATACGCAAATTTCAGAATTGCCAAAAACTTATTGGCAGAGATTAGTATAAAGCCCTTTACATCACGCCGACTATATGTTAGTATGCTTATATCAAGAGGAGAGTGACATGAAGCTTGAAATTGACGATGACCTGGTTGACAAGATTGTTGTCGAGGCGCTTCGACGCCAATATGAAAGCCTGTGTAATTCCATTCATGATCTTGAGGGTCGCCGTAGCCTCGCTAAGTATGAAGAGGAAGACCTGAGGGATAATATCATGTATGCCCGCGCGATTCGAAAGGCTGTGGAGTATTTCTCAGTGGCCAGTGATCATGAGCGTTGGCTTACCAGTGTAGAGGATGAAATCAATGACCGCTAATATCGCATATGGCATTGCAGCATTTTTTGCCGTTATCTTTGGCGCACCTGGTGTTGTCTATCTACATAACCTGTATCTTGGGTTTTTGTTCAATGACGTATTCTTTTGGACTAGTCTGTGGCTGATCATCATTGGCGTTGCGATTGCATCCATGGTCACCGAGATTCTTAGCCTGAAGAAGAAGTCCGATGGGCAAAACAACTAACATTGGTGGTAAGACGAAAGTCTATCAAGGTAAGAATGGGTTCACCTCGACATTCACTAAGATCAAGGTGAACCAGGGTAGTAAGTGGGTACGATCTGGTGGCACATCAAAAACGCCGAGGAAATCAAAGTGAGCGAATTTGACCCCGAGCTTCAAAAGATTGTTGATGCTTGTGACTATGACACCAAGCTTGCTGTAGCCGCGTGGGTTATCTCCAAGATTGATGATCATGGTGAGGGTGGTGGTTCTTTTCGTTATCTGATCTACAATCGTCTTGGCTTTGGCCCTGATGCCTACGTGCCTCTGTATGAGGCTGGTGGTATGAATATTACGAATGAGCTTGACTATGATGCCATGAGTAACATTGCCGAAGTCATGCGCGAGGAGAAGATCGAGTCGGTAAAGCTAAAGGGTATGGTCGGACTTTGCGACGAACCTGGTTGCTTTGATTTTATTAGCTGTGGTACGCCGACCGATAATGGTTATCGCAGCACTTGTAGTAAACACGCTCCGAACCGTGTGAGTTCGGGCCCGTAGCCCAACCGGCAGAGGCAGAGGACTTAAAATCCTCACAGTGTCGGTTCGAATCCGACCGGGCCTACGGACCTGTAGCTCAATGGTTAGAGCTGGCCGCTCATAACGGTCTGGTTGGGGGTTCGAATCCCTCCGGGTCCATCAGATTATGATGTGGTTGCTAGATGCTGCATCATATACCCGAGTATCCGCGATTAGGGTGCGGGGTTTAGTCATCTAGCTATGCTTGCGCTGGGTGGGGGTGCAGGCAAGATTAATCCTTACTGCTGCTTGCGGTGGGGATAGCCCACCCCAATTTTGGTCCCGTAGCTCAGCTGGATAGAGCAACAGACTTCTAATCTGTGGGTCGCACGTTCGAGTCGTGCCGGGATCGCCAGGTTAGCAAGAGGGCCACCTCGGCAGTCGTATTGAAAGATACCAAACGGAGCCTCTTGCTGTATCGGTCGTAGCTCTATATACGAGTAGGGATATTCTAGCGAGGTTTGATATGATTAGTCGTAGAAACATTATGATTGGTATTGGTGCATTAGCATTTACAGATAATGCTAATTCGCAAAGTCTAGCGCGGGCGAGCGAACTTACATTTGTGGTGCCGGCTTCGCCTGGCGGGTCAGCTGATATTAGTGGTCGCTTACTTGCACGTGAGATATCATCAATTAGATCACTCCCAATTATCGTCACCAATAGATCAGCTGGTCAAGGAATTGAAGGTACACTTCATGTATTCAATTCCAGTTCGGACTCAGGAAATGTTTTGGTCGGCGGACCCAATGGATTATTTTTTGCACCGGCAAGAGAAAATCTACCGTATAATGTAGATAGCTTTGAACCTGTATGTATGTTTAGTGCCGCATCATTTGTATTGGTATCTCGTACCGATAGATTTCAAAATATCAATGAATTAATTTCTGCGATGCAATCGCGGCGCGTAAATTTTGCATTTAGTGCAGCCGATGGTAGATATTTAATTGAGCGAATGTCTGCATCACTAAATGCAAAAGATACGGTAGCTGTATCTTATCGCGGTGGTGGTGATGCTGTAAGAGATGTTCATTCTGGTGTGGTTGATGTTGCGATTACATCATTGGCATCAGTTATTGGGTTGGTGCAAAGTGGGTCTTTAAATCTTTTGGCGCATACACTTGATCACGGCAACATTGATGTCTACCCAAATGTACCACGATTAAGTAATATTCTTAATAGTACTGACCCAGCACTAACAACATTTCATTGGCACGGCCTCTATATGCCAAAAGGTTCTTCGCAATCCGTAATCCAGGCATTGCAAGATGCATCCAAAATTATATGCACAAGTCAATCGTTTATTAATAATCACGTCGAACGTGGTATGACTTCTCGTTATATGGATTCTATTCAATTACGCGAGCATCATATCAGAATGAATGAATATATGGTTGGGTATAACAATTGGTTGAAAGGGATTACTGTACGATGATTAAAGATATTCGAATTGTTCAGGATCATGGTTGGTTGCAACAACCTGACGGTAGACTGGAATGGGGCCCAACTCAATTTTGGATTGAATACCAGAATGAATTAAATGAGTGGAAAAAGCTTGATGTGGTTAAGATCAATGAACTGCCGCGTGAAGATGACCCTCTTTATGATCCACCAATTAGCCATTGACATTTGATGCACACTAATATAGTATGACACTATACCGGCGTGAGGGTTGGTACTCACCAGGAGCTTATACCTCCTTAGGCAGCTGATTACTGTTGGGATAGGGTTCGATTCCCTACATGCCGACCAAGTTTTGGGTGATTAGCTCAGCGGTAGAGCACCGCCTTTACACGGCGAGGGTCGGGAGTTCAATCCTCTCATCACCCACCAGTTTTTGGGGAAGCTGCTCGGATGGCGGACGGGCACCGGACTGTAAATCCGGCACATAAGAAACACAGTAGGTTCGAATCCTACCTTCCCCACCATTATTTGGACCCTTAGCTCAGCGGTAGAGCATCGGACTTTTAATCCGTGGGCCCCGGGTTCGAATCCCGGAGGGTCCTTTATTTCATTACCTGATAAATAATTGAATGATAGCATATATTACAACATACAAATTGAATATCAAATCATATTCGATTTCGACTATTGCAACTGAATTGGTATCAAGAGGTATCAAAGTTAGATTTTTTGATATTAGTTCTGATGATATTAGATTAAACCCAACACCCAATTTAATCTATGTTTGTCACCCGATGTTATCATCGATGATTCCCTTATATCGAGAAATGGAAAATAGAGGGTGTGTAGTTCTAAGTGATATTGAATCATCATTGATTGCTAGTGATAAGTGGTTATCATATAAATCACTAATTTCTTCAAATATTAGAACACCAGTAACACAATTAATTCGTCAGAATGAAATACCTAATGTGGGATGGCCATGTGTTATCAAACCAACATGTAGATGGTTTGGTGAGGGTGCATCATTAGTATTTTCATCTAATGATGTTCATGCTGCTTATATCAAAGCATCCTCATATCATGAAAATCAAGTTATTGCTCAGGAATATTTGGGGTATATGCACAATCTTGTAATTGTTGCAAATACTATAGGTGATAATATTTTTAGTTCATATATGAGTATTGGTAGAGGTGGGTTTATGTCAGCCATTGATGAAAAGCAAAGAGCTGTTATACCAATGGCACCACCCGATGATATAATTGATATTACCAAAAGGGTAATTAAATCAATTCCAATTGATATATCAAGAATGGAGATGATGCTTACGGAGCATGGACCAAGTATTATTGATATTAATTCTGGTGGTGCTAGAATGTGGGTAGATGTTTGTAGTAAGAAAAATTCTGCTAGATATCTTGCAGATCATTTAATATCAAAATATGAGAAATGCAATGTTAGAAACTATAGCTAGAAATATGTGGATAGCTCCACGTAGAAATCAGTGTGAATACTTTGATGATATTTTAGATTTAATTGATAATTGGGAAAAAACTGATAAAAGCCAATTATTAGAAGCAAAAAATTTTATCGAAGAATTAAAAAAGTCACACCCCAGAGTATATGAATATGTAAGGACTTATTATCATGAATCATGATTGGGAATTATTAAGAACAATAGCACGTTGCATGTTTATAACACCAATGCAGCATGTCCATACAGGATATGATTGGCCTACAAAACAAAGAGAATGGGAATCTCTTTCAGATAATCAAAAACAAATTTGGTATGATAAAGCAGAAAATTGGTTAAATGATCTTAGCTTAAAAATGCCAGATGCGTATGAATTTTATATCACTTACGGAATCCCTGATCTAGGTGATCGGAATCATCTTTTTAATAACTGATATTTTTCGATAGCACGATCGACCATATGACCGGCAAGATTTTTTAGCGAGCAAGCTTCTGTCATAGGAAAATTTGCTGACGGGTTAACTTCACAGAGTTTCAACCCATCTTTTGTCGGAAACATATCTACACGACCCCATTCAACATCTAAAGCATCTAATGAATTAATTATTAAGTCTCGCATTTCTTTGCTTGTTGCAATAGGCAATTGCACACGACCCTCAGCATTAGCAAAATTCGCTTGAAATTTTTCATACCCTACAAATGATGGAGGAATTGCTTGCATTGTGCTTTGTATATTTCTATCCCTAACTGCGTGGGCAGTTAACATATAATTTAAATTGAGATATTCTTGCGCTATTACAGTTGTATTATGTTTACTATTTGGTATTTTTGGGTCAGATGAAAGTCGTCTCGTAAATTGAGCATTCGATAAAGATTGTATTAAATTTCCACTTATTGATTGTAGCTCAAATTCATTCAAACATAAAAATACCTTTTCCGAACCAGCAGCAAATCTCCATTTAATCACGCAAGGGTACCCTATGATATCACCAATTTGTTCGGCGGCAGTATCTTCTAAAATGTCTATGAATAAAGTTTTAGGTGTGGGTAACCCAGCTTTAACATATTTTTTGTGAGCATTGATCTTATCAAGAGCTTCTATGTGGGGTTCAATATCTGTAACAAATATTGTTCCGTGTTTTCTCAATACTCCTAATTTTTTTAGATTGTCAGGGTTCCAAACAGCATGTCGCATTATAACCAAATTAGGTGGTATAATTTTTTTTCCGTCAATAAAAATATCATCACCAATAACAGTACACATATCAGGGTGTACATGCTCAGCATCTAAATTGCGTTTTTGCATTTCATCTAAAAATCGCCACGTTTCATAAAAATATGATTTAGGCCAGGGTGATGTCAATAACCAAGCTTTCAACACGAGTTATCTTTCTTATATTTTTCCAAAGTATATTTGGCTGTTAGTAACCCACAATCCATATTCATAAAAAGATCATATGATATAAATGAACCGGGTGAATTTACTTCACCTATTAGATAGTGTTTACCATTGTGAAAAATATCTAATCTTGACATCTCAATATTATTCATACATTCCAAAGCATCTAAAGTTATATCATGCAATTCCTTATCTAATTTATATTCAGTTCTAATAGAATTTTGTCTATGGTTTGATATAAAAAAATCTGTTTCTTCTTTTGGTATTCTCTGCTGAATCCCTATAATTTCTTTTCCTAATGTTAATACTGATAATATACCCTTTGTTCTATGATCAATCCATTCTTGTAATATTGCTATTCTAGAATAAGGGTATAATTTATATATTTTATACAAAGATTCAAAAATATCATCAATTGTAAAACATTTAAAAACACTATCGGCCCTAGACCCACAATTTGATTTTACTACTATAGGAAATTTTAATTTTGCAATTTTCATAGCATCTTCAATTTGATCTGATGATGAATCTAAAAAAATTGATGTTGTTATAGGTATTGGTATATTTGATTCCCATAATTTCTCATATTGTTTATGTTTAAATACACAAAAAACTAATGATTGTGGGTTATTAATTACCATCACCCCACGGGTTTGATACAAATTTAAAATTTCGATTTCTTTGTATGAATAGATCATACATCTTACGATAATTATATTTGGTAGATTCTTAATAGGGATTGTTGATACATATAAACTGCTACCCAATTCCGTCATGCTAACTATTTTAGCACAAATATTCATTTTCAATAGACCAGTTTTTACTTTTAAAGCTTCAAAAATGCTACTTTGCTTTTCCTGAATTAGATTATTAATATCCAATTCATTAGCATTTTCATCATTTAAATAACGGGTTACTACCCAAGCCGATATCATAAAATACCCTCTAATTACACCAGCTAGTTTTGGCCTCACCAAAATACTCGCGCGCGAGACCTTCTCTGATTAGCATCGCGCGTAGTGATCTACCATCAATCATAATATCACCTAATACTCGCCCACCATACTTGTCCCATTCTCTAAGCATCACCGTTACTCTAGATGCCGAAGCTACAGCATTCGTTGTGTATTCTGATGCGCGCTGCCCTAGTGCTGCTTCTCTTGGGCATAAAGCACGATGACCCTTTTCTGGTGTATCAACCCCAAAGACGCGAACAGATATTCGTTGTGCAATTGGGGCTGGCACCCATGGCGCTTCAAACTGAACCGTGTCACCATCGACAACGCGAATCACTCTCCACGAATGCTCGACAGGTTCGATGTTTCGTCCTTGAGCCAATGCGGTATTGATACCGATCATTAGCCCGAGAAGCGCCATGAGAATACGCATCATATTAGCCCTTAGCCTTTCTACCGCGCTTAGCTGGTGCAGGTGGCGGGGCTGCCTTAGGTGTGCGCGGCTTACGCACAACATTTTCCTTGACCTTAGCGACCTTAACCTCAACCTTTTCGACAGCCTTCTCAACTTCGACTTGGGCGGCCTCAACCTTAGCTTCGACCTTTTCGATAACCTGCTTTACTTCGGCCTGCGCTGCTTCGACCTTAGCCTCTACCTTGGCCTCAACCTTGTCAGCAATTTCCTTGACTTCAGCCTTCACCTCATCAAGCTTCTTCTCGGCCTCGATCTTCTTTAGACCCAGCCACACAAGAATTTTTGTAAACATATCTCCTCCTTATAGCGAATAAATCGCAGTTTATGTATATAACATATTCGCATCAATTGATAGGGCTAACTAAGGTCAAGATAGCCAAATTTAATTCTTGACAAATGCCATAATCACCTGTATAATTTCCTATTGAAGGAGTCAGGTATGAATAGTATAGTCAAGATCCAAGTACAGCATCTTGCTAGCAATGGTCAGCCAATTACTAATTGGTCTGATCAAACACATCTGAGCTACCCAACAGACCAATCGATCTATAATCATATGTTGGCTGCTAAGCGATGCTGGAGAAACGCTAGGGTCAGAGCCGTTGATGGTAGAGGTAATATTTTGGACATGATGTATGCTTGACCCAGAAGAATTACACATTGACGGTAAGCTATGGGGTGCAAAGGATAATAGATTTTGGTGTCTATTATCCACACTTCTCATTAAGACTAAGCCTCAATCCATTTTAGAGATTGGTGCAGGTCGCAGCACAACATTTTTTAGCGAATACGCTGTTAATACTGACATACCATTCGTCTCCATAGAGCAATCTGTTGATTGGTATAGAGAAATACATCGCTCATTAAGGTTTATGTTTTTACCTGGCAGTCACATAAGACACGTCCCAATCGATCATGAATCTGGGTGGTATGATTATGATATGGCGTCAGACACTATAGGTCATACTGCATATGATCTGGTTATGATTGATGGACCTACAGGTAGAACGGGTCGTAGAAATCAACGAGGTAATGATATTCTGGAGCTAGCGTGTCGCAAATCTAGAATGGTTATCATTGACGATACACACCGCGATGAATGTCTTAGTTTTGCCAATCATATTTGCGACAGAAGGCAATTTCAAACCGTTGTCAACATAAATTATCGGCAGCGCCGCAAGGGTGTATACGATTCAAATATGTTAACAATTGCAACTTCAGAATGGTCCGACATTGTAAAGAACCGGGTTCAAGACATTTACGGTGCCGAGGGTGTGACATTTAAGTCACAGTGACATTTTTATCACACCCTCTGAAGGTTAACACAAATTAATAAAATACCTCTTTACAAACGCCATAATGCCCTGTAGTATGCCTACAAATGAGAGGAGCAACTAGCATGGAATATGGGGTTGACACCGAACGCAATCTTTCTACCCTCGACCTTGAATGGGTAGAGTATGTGGCGGGGCGCAAGGTCTCCACGGCCGAAGCTGCCCAGCTTATTCGCGAGTATAACGAATGGTTGGATCAGATGGAGGCAAATGATGTCGGTCCGGAATTGTATACCGAAGCATCGTGACCCTTCCTGGAGATTCCTCCGGGCTATGGGTACGAAGGTGGTCCGCGCAAAGCGCGGCCGGGGTTCGTATACCCGCAAGGGTCGGTGTGATAAAAATGTCACACCGCATCGGTACCCTGGCTGACGCCCAATTTTACCCTTTACAAATGGCTAAACCCGCGCTATAATGGCGACGTTGACAACATGAAAGGCTCTTATATCATGACGATGAAGCGTAACGACAAGGTTCAGATTATCATCGACCTGCTTGCCGACGGCAACGGTCGGTTCACCGTAGCTGAGCTACTGGCCAAGGCTGGCTCCGAGCGGCGCGCTCGGTCGGCTATCTTCCTGGCGCGTCAGGCGGGCACCGGCCTCGAACCCATCCGCGATGGTCGCGAGGTTATCTCCTACATTAGTGCCAAGATCGGCGCCGAGCAGCGCGCGGTTGCTAATGCGGCCGCCAAGGCTGTCGCAGCCACCAAGGCGACCAAGCCTGTCAAGGTCAAGGCTGTCAAGCCGCCGAAGCAGGTCAAGGTTAAGGTTGACGCCCCGACCCCCGTCAAGCGCCCGAAGGGTGCGACTCCGGTCCCGGGTCAGCCGACCCAGTATGACATGCCGATGCCGGCGCGTAGCTCCTGGCGTGGTAAAAAGAGCTATGCCGAAGAGCTGGCCGATATCCTCAAGGAAGATGGCCCTGCCATCGTGGCTATGGGTAAGCGTAACCTCGGTCCTGAGGGTGCGCTTGAGGTCGAGGAGATTACCGAAAAGAAGGTGGCCTAATGGCCTCCTCCTTCCGCCCCATGCTGGCCTGTCAATATGACAAGGCCAAGGTGCGCTGGCCCATGCTCGCTAGCCCGAAGCTTGATGGCATCCGCTGTCTAGCTTTTGGCGGCGTAGCTATGGCTAGGTCGATGAAGCCGATCCGCAACCGCTATATTCAAGCTTGGTTTAAGGCTAATGCTGAGGTATTGCAGGCATTTGATGGCGAGCTAATTGTCGGCCCACCCAATGCTGCCGATGTGTTCAATGTGACCTCTTCGGCTGTCAATAGCGAGGACGGCGAGCCCGACTTTACGTATCACGTATTTGATCGGGTTGCGCTCGGTGATTATACCCATCGTTTTGACTATCTTCGCCAAGAGGATATGCCTGATCGTGTCAAGATTGTTGCAAATTTCACCATCTTTAGCGAGGGTGATCTTGGCTTTTATGAATCCAAAGCACTAGATGAAGGCTATGAGGGTGTCATGCTACGCCACCCAATGTCGCCTTACAAGCAGGGTCGATCTACGCCAAAGGAAGCTTACCTTCTTAAGGTCAAGCGGTTTTTTGATGCCGAGGCCGAGATCATTGACCTGCTAGAGGAAATGCGTAACGATAACCCGCTGACGACAAATGAATTGGGTCTTGGTAAGCGGTCAAGCCATCAAGCCAATCTAGTTGCTAAGGGTACCATGGGCACCCTATGTGTCCGTGGCATCAATGGTGAATTCAAGGGTGTGGAATTTGGTATTGGGTCTGGCTTTGATCAGGCTACACGCCAAGCACTCTGGAATGATCGTCAAAACATGCTAGGCAAGATTGTGACATATAAGTACTTTTCGATTGGCGTAAAGGACAAGCCACGGTTCCCTGTCTTCAAGGGACTCCGTGACCCGATTGATATCGGAGGGTGACAATGGACATGAAAGAATACCGAGCACCCGAAGCTTGGCTAAATGAATTACTCATGTCCGACCCAGTTAGACCTTCTATATCAATACCCGATAGGTATGGGCATAATCGTGCCGTATTTGTCTTGTGGCAAGATGAAAAGCCAACGGCTGTATGCTGCGTGGTGCTGCTAGATTACGTCCCGGCTGCCGAGTCGGAGTTATTCTATGAGGGCAATGAACACTATGACCATGCCTGCATGTATACGATCTGGGCATTGCGCCCTGGGGCTGGGCGCGCTCTAGCCTCGCGCCTTGTGCCGCATCTTCGCCAGAAATACGCCGTGGCTCGCGTGGTGACCCTGTCACCAAACACCGCCATGGCAAAACGGTTCCATCTTAATAACGGCGCCGTAATATTTCGGGATAATGAAGATTTCGAAACCGTAAATTACGAATATGAGGCGGTGTGACATTTATGTTACACTGAGGGTGGTGTGACATATATGTCACAGGGGTCGATTCTTAACAAAAGTTAAGAAAATAACCCTTTACATACCCCTAGAACCGTGGTATAATGGCCTCATGAAAGAGAGAGAAATACCGTTCGCGTTTATGATGCTAGCTGGCTTCGCCGCCGGCTGGCTTCTCGCGGACCTTCTCCAAGGCATCATAATCATCATCGTGGCGCTGGTCGCCCTAGGAGCCTGATATGAAGCTTTTGAACATTGACGCCAACGCCAAGACCGTCAAGGGTCAGGGTCGCGGTTATATGACAGCCATCCTCTACCTCGCCCCGGCCGATGAATCCGGGTATGAGGTCTGCCCGATGGCTAGCCAGGGCTGCCGCAAGGCCTGCCTGAACAAGGCTGGCATGGGTGCCTTTAGCAACGTCCAGGCGGCTCGCATCGCCAAGACAAAGTGGTATTTCGAGGACCGCTCGGCCTTCATGGCCCAGCTTATGACCGAGGTCCGCGCCTTCATCCGCAAGGCTTTCAAGGCGGGCTTGATCCCCGTGGTACGTCTCAATGGCACCTCCGATATCCCGTGGGAGCGGGTGCCTGTCGAGGGTAAGCCAAATATCATGGCGCATTTTCCGACGGTGCAATTTTATGATTACACCAAGCGGCACAACCGTCGCGACCTGCCTGACAATTATCACCTGACCTTCAGCCTGGCTGAGGACAATGATACGCGCGCGAGCGCGGCCGCGAGCAACGGCGCAAATGTTGCCGTGGTGTTCCGCACCGACAAGTTTCCGGTCACCTTCATGGGTATGCCCGTGGTCGATGGCGACGCCGACGACCTGCGGTTCCTCGACGGCAAGGGTGTCGTTGTCGGCCTGAAGGCTAAGGGTCCTGCCAAGAAGGACACCAGCGGCTTTGTGAGGGACGCGGCATGAGCGAAGAAAACCACACCCAACCCTCATGCTTCACTTTTGAGGCTTATGTGCCTCAATATGTGGCTGATGATGGTACACCAATGATGCATAATGTCAGGCATCAAGTTCAGTCTAGGGATATGACCTTAGGTGCTTTGCTTGAGGCCTTTGAAAATTTCCTTAAGGGTGCTGGCTATGCTGCACAGCTTAGGGAAAAATATATTGATCTTGTTGATATTGAAAAGGGGTGAACATGCTTCCGTTTAGCTATATGGTTCTTGGTCTCAATGTGATGGCCACATTTGTTAATGCTGTAACTGGTAATGTCACCCAGACGCTGCTCGGTATTCTTGTGGCTGTCGTCATTGGGTATCATGTGTGGAAGGATAGTCAAAATGCCTGAGATTTTTCTTGTCGAATGTATCACCCAACACCGCATTGTGTATGCTGTTGAGGCTGAGAGCAGAGAACATGCGTCCGACATTGTAGCTATCGAATCAGGTGATAGCACTAATTTTCAAGAGCTTGGTCAGCAATGGCTCGGTGAGACAATTGTTAGCGCCCGGCCTGTCGATGAAGCTACATACCTCGAAGAGTTCGACCTGATTAATGGTTATCTTGAGAGTTGGCCTACAGAACAGAAGTTGTCCTTTATAAACAAGGAGTCTGCACGTGAAAGTCACCATCGGAACCTACCCTAAGAGCCCAAAAAGGGAACGTAAGGTATCTGTGCATATTGATAGGTCAGATGTGTGGAATATGGACCACACTCTGGCCTTAATTGTCGTGCCCATGCTTAAGATGCTTAAGGAAGATAAGCATGGGTCTCCATATGTTGACAATGACGATGTGCCTGATCATCTTCATGATACCCAAACCGGGTTTAGCTATGATACTGACGAAAATCATCATGCCAGATGGGTATGGGTTCTTGATGAAATGATTTGGGCCTTTGAGCAACACGCCAGTTCCGAGTGGGAACTTCAGTATTATAGCGGTGAAACTGATCTAAAGATTGATGATACTGGTCTGATGTATGAGGGCCCTGACCACACCTTTAAAGTAGATTATGATGGTATGACCGCGCATCGCGCGCGAATGAAAAATGGCCTTCGGCTTTTTGCTAAGTATTATGACGGGCTGTGGACGTGAAGGAAGAGGTCACCCCTGAGTGGATAAGGTCTCTTATCCCTTATACTGTTTTTAATGCTGATCGTGAAAACTATCGCGTCATAGCAGATGTGATGGAAAAAATGCTCGATGAAATTAAAAGGGCTAAAAATAAAAATGAATGAAGAATTTTTGAGCAAGACAGCATGTGGTGCAGTTTGGGCTTCAGTATCGACTGATACTATGGGTCGATTGCGCCCATGCTGCACGATAAATTCTGTTATTACTGATTCAAAAGGTGAGCCCTATAAGATTGATAGAATTGGTGATCTTGAAAGATTTTGGCATTCTGATACGATGCGCGAAATAAGAAAAGCGGGATTAGAAAATCGATGGCATAAATTGTGTTTTAAATGCGAACAGCAAGAAAATGGTGGTTCTTTCTCGCAGCGCCTGTTGTATGTTCACCTCTTAGAAAAGGTGAGATTTTCAAAAAAATCAAACCCGGATTCGGTCATACCTAATATAAAAATGCTCAATCTTCTTTTGAGCAATAAGTGTAATATGAAATGTAGAATGTGTAGCCCTAAAAATTCACATCTTATAGGTCGTGAATCTAAAACTCATAATCTTTCTGATATATGGGGTAATGATGTCTGGGGTAAAGATCAAACATCAACATATAGCGAACCTGTCTCAATAGATGATGATGCCATGATTGAGCTTGTTGAAGCTTATCATGAATCAATAGATGAAATACAATTTGCCGGCGGCGAGCCCTTTTTGTCTGATACGCAATATCTTATTTTGAAAAAATTAGTCGATCTTGGTGTTTCTGATAAAATCACAATCACATATAATACCAATGGTACAATACCAATGGATCAGTATTATGAATTATGGTCAAAATTTAAAAAGGTATCATTGTCTGTTAGTTTAGAAGCTGTAGGTGATCTTGCAAATTACATAAGATACCCAACAAATTGGGATAATATTAATCGTGTTATGAAATCTTTGGATTTGGTATCAAATAATATTATTCAAGTTAAAGTAAACTGTCTTGTTCAAGCATTAAATGTTTTGAGATTGCGCGAATTTATGGAATGGTTATATCAATATGATAATATATGCAGAATCCCCTCCTTTAGTACATTGGTTCTACCAAAACATCAACATATTAGAAATATACCGATAGAGCTTAGGGAAGAATCAGCATCTAACTTAAAAAATTTTATGGAAACTCATGATCTTAATAGTGATAGGGGGAAAATTATATGGCCTTATCGGTGGTATAAGAGTAGAATGAAAAAAACTATTCACTACATTAAAAATGAACCTGATGCTATTAATACTACAGAATTTATAAAATTCAATACCACCTTAGACAGAGTGCGAAAGCTTGATCTTTTTGCAGTATTACCTGAGCTTAACGGGTATTATAAAATTTAAATTATTTTAGATTTTTGCGAATATCGCTTATGGCTGAAAGCGCATCTGTATTTTCACGATCATATTTTTTTAGAGTTCTTGCGATCATTGATAAAATAGACCATGAGAAAAACCCTATGACAGCACCAGCCACTAATATAATATGCATATTCAAACTTAATTCAAAAAATTCTAAAGTAGGGACCGCAAAAATAATTGCTGAGCCAGTTGATATGCCAGATCGAATGCAAGCATCTAGCATGTTTAGTGGTCTCCAAAATGCGAAGAGGGCTAAACCACCTAGCAGACCACCAATACCAGATATAATTTTATGCATAAGAAAGGCGCTAGCACCTGTGACTGACATGTGGTTTAGCCCTTAAAAATATTTTTATTATTTATTCAAAGGAGCATGTTATGAATTTGATCGGTATCTGTGGTCTAATAGGTTCGGGTAAGGATACCATCGCTGGTACTCTTGTCGGTATTGGTTGGACGCGATATAGCATGGCTAAACCGCTCAAGGATATGACGGCTGCACTATTCAATTGGCCGCGCGATATGGTTGAGGGTGATACTGCGGAATCAAGAGCGTGGCGTGAGCAACGTGATGACTGGTGGTCTGAACGTCTCGCGCGCGAGATAACACCACGTTCGGTGTTACAATACATGGGCACAGAAGTTATGCGCCAAAACTTTCATGATGACATTTGGGTTGCGTGCATGGAAAAATTCTATGCAGAAAATGGACCTCATATTGTTATTAGTGATGTCAGATTCCCAAATGAAATTGCAGCCATTCGTCGTCTTGGTGGGGAAATTTGGCATGTGTATCGCCCACCACTCCCATATTGGTTTGAACGCGCAGCTATGGGTAAAGATATACCTGAAGTGCATTTGTCAGAACGTGCATGGCTTGGTATTGAACCCGATCAAACATTCTGGAACACAAGTAGCCTTCAAGATTTAAAGAATGCCGTGTACAAGGCTGTCAAAGTCTGATATGATGTTCTTATGAACAGATTCATTCTCTCCACAGACCCCGTCGAAGCCGCGCAGATGCATTGCGATAAGCATGTCGTCAAGATGATTCTTGAAGAGGCTCAGATGCTATCCACAGCACACCGCGTGCTTGACGGCTCAATGACAATCGAGCAGCGATATGTGCAAGGCTCTCTGCCGGCGCGCTTTCGAAATGTCAAGCGATGGGTGCATCCTAACCCCGATCTTGATGGTGTTCTCTATCAGGCTACGCACATCAATCACCCGTGCGCTGTTTGGTCGCGTGTTTGCCGAGATAATTATCTCTGGGGTTATGAATTGCTTGAGGCTTTGTGCAAAGAATACACTTTACGTTATGGTAAGACGCACTTGGTTGAGACTAAGCTAATTGATGTGCTGTCTCACCCGCCGCACAAGATTCAATATGGTCAAATTCTTACAAATTTTCCGCAGGCCATGCCTGATGAATGTAAGCATGAAGACCCTGTTGAGGCTTATCGTAAATATTATATCGAAAAGAAGGTTCGTTTTGCAAAATGGACCAATCGTCAGCCACCTAGCTGGTGGCCTAATAGCTAAATACCACTATGAAAAAGGAGCAGTAATGCCGACGTATAATATCGAAGATACCGAAACTGGTATCATCACCACGGAAATGATGACCGTGGCTGAGATGGAACAGCTCCTCAAGGGCAACCCGAATAAGCGATTAATTATTGGGTCACCTAAAATCGTCTCTGGTGTAGCCTCGAAGCATAATAAGCCTTCTGAGGGCTTCCGCGACCTCCTAAAGACTATCAAGAAACACAATCGAGGGTCTACCATGAATACGTGGTAGACCTGTTTTGCTATGTCAACCCTAACCAACGGGAGTAGCACATGGGGTTTGCTCAAACTGTCGATATCGAAAATGAATTTTTACCTGAATTTCTAACACGAAATCAGAAAAAGAAACTAAAGAAACAGGTTCGACAGCACAAGCAGCCAAATAAGGCTCAACCTCAGCAAAATATTATGCAATTACCAAAGATAAACCCTCTAACCTCCGGTCAGGCTCGCACATTTCAAGCCTTCGATGACGGAAAAAATCTGATTTTACATGGTGTGGCTGGTACTGGTAAGACTTTCATGTCAGTCTATCTTGCACTTCGCGCCGTTTTAGACGGTGATGCGCCAAAACCAGTCGTAATTATTCGATCAGTTGTGCCAACCCGCGACATGGGCTTTCTCCCGGGCACACAGAAAGAGAAATCCGCTGTCTATGAGGAACCATATTCAGCAATATGCAATGAGCTTTTCAAGAAGCCCGGTGCATATGATACACTTAAGCGCGATGGTACCATTCAGTTTGCCACTACTTCATTCCTTCGCGGCTTGACTTTTAGAGATAACATTGTTATAGTCGATGAATGTCAGAATATGACGTTTCATGAGCTGGATTCTGTCATCACTCGCATGGGTACTGGGTGCAGAGTCATCTTCTGCGGTGATTTTCGCCAGAGTGACCTTTGGAGAAATGACGAACGAGAAGGGCTACATACATTCATGTCTGTCATAAAGCATATGCGTAGCTTCGCGCGTGTAGAATTTACGAAAGATGATATTGTGAGGTCTGACCTCGTTCGGGAATATATTGAGGCGAAGCTGGAAGAAGGGCTTGTGTGAGATTTGTTCATGATTTGGTGACACTACCAGAGCTTACCGCGGTTCAAACAGATCGCGGTAGGCTCTATAACACACCTTCTGGTGAAGCTTACCCATCAATTACCACAGTCTTAGGTGCACGCCCAGAAAAGAAGCGTATTATCGCTGAGTGGCGCGCTCGCGTTGGTGAGCAAGAGGCAAATCGCGTGTCTGCGCAAGCTTCACGCCGCGGAACTTCGATTCATACTATGATGGAAAAATACATCGTAGGTGAAGACCCAACAATTGGTGAAATGCCTAACAATGTCACGATGTTTAATTCGATCAGGTCTGTGCTTGATAAGCATCTTACGCATGTTTATGCTATGGAAGCGCCACTATACTCCGATCGCATGAAGGTTGCTGGTCGATGTGACTTGGTTGGTAAGTGGGCTGGTACAGATTGCATCATTGATTTCAAGACTTCAAAGCGCCTTAAGACCGAAGAGCATATTGATAACTATCTTCTGCAGGCCACTGCATATTCTCTGATGTTTGAGGAGCGTACTGCTCGGATTATACCGGGTATAGTCATTCTTATTGGTGTTGATGATGAGGTAAAACCTCAAATGTTCTGTCGATACCGCGACAAATATGTGGAAAAATTGTGCGATGTCATACTCGAATATCACAGAGACAACATATAAGCCTCTGCGCGATTATATTGTCGTAGCGAGTAATATTCTGTCGCATGATGTGTGTCGTCGTGCTATGTCACTATTTGACAATATGATATCAAATCATGAACATCATGCGACAGATGGATATAATTTCTCGCAGTTAAATGTCACCAGACATTCTTCTATCAATCAGGAATGCAAAATTATGCATGATGAATTGGTTCATGCTAGCTTGAATGCGCTTAAGTTTTATAAGCAGCGTGTATCGGAATCTTCATTCTGGCCAGATAGAACTGCGCTTGAAGAATTTAGAATAAAGAGATATTTGCCAAATAGTAATCATAGATTTGATGATCATGTCGATGCTGCGGGTCTATCAACATCAAAAAGATACCTAGCTTTTTTCTGGTATCTAAATGATGTCACAGAAGGTGGTGAGACATGTTTTCCTTCTCTTGACATATCTGTCAAACCACAGGCTGGTCGTGCATTAATTTTCCCGCCGATGTGGATGTTCCCACATCGTGCGAATACGCCAATCTCAGGACCAAAGTACATGGTTGGGTCATATCTACACTTTACATAGCCATTGACAAAATAGCAAATTTGTTGTATAAATATTCTTGTCATCGTTGATGGCGATATAATAGATACTACGGACCGCGGGGCAGTGCCGCGCAGCTCCACCAATAATACGGCCGTGACCTCTGCCTTAGGTACGTCACGGTTTTCTTTGGTAGCGTACCCCAAGTTCCGGGTGCTTTAATGCGTAAGAGGAAAACTCTACCGCCAATATGGGGCTGAAACAGAATCGACGGGTATGGTAAAGGTTGACCGGAGATGACGGCTAGCGGCCTAACCGCTATTGATAAGTGCCAATGACAACGGCTTTGCCGTAGCACTCGCTGCCTAATAGGTAAGCGCGGTTTGGGGAGCACCGGGCAACAGAAGCTCCCCACCCTACTCAATGTATCCTCTTGAATAGGGCCACAACAGAAGGACAAAACATCTTGACGGAAAGGATTATAAGCGTTGCCCTGGGCGCGCTCGTAGGCGCAGCTTTAGTTGTTTTTGGTAGCGATATGCTACATCACTCGGCTGAAGCTGCACCAAGAAACAATCAATCTGAGATTAGAGAAGCTAGAATTAGCGTCCCTCAGTTTGATATTGGTATTGATCTAACACCGCCTGAGTTTGAAGATCATATCACTACAAGTCAGGCTGATCTGCATTGCATGGCCCACGCTATATACTATGAGGCTCGCGGTGAAAGATTTGTCGGTATGCTTGCAGTGGCTAATGTGATCTTAAATCGTTCACAAGACCCAGATTACCCTAATACGATCTGTGGTGTCACTCGACAGAGAACCCGAAACATTTGTCAGTTTGAATATTACTGCAAGGTTGGTAATCGAGTCCCGCCAGCAAATGACCCTCAGTGGCAAATGGCCAATGATATTGCGATGCATGTCATGTCTGGTAATCTACCCGATATCACAGATGGCGCAATACGTTTTCATGCCGTGAGTGGGTCTTCGCCGCAGAGAAATGCACTGCGTATTGGGTCGCATATGTTTTATAGGAGATAAGTTGTGAGTCTTTTTTATGATAATTGTCGAAATGAATTTAACTTGAGTGTGATTGCCGGGCCATGTGTGTTTGAGTCCAAGCAACATGCGCTTGATATGGCAGGTCAGTTATCTGAAATCTGCAAAGACTTAAATGTAAACTACATCTATAAGACTTCTTTTGACAAGGCAAACCGAACAAGTGTCACTTCATATCGTGGTGCGGGGTTTGATGAAGCATTCTATGGGTTTGTTGCCGTCAAGGAAATGTTTGGGCTTGAAGTTTTGACTGACGTGCATGAGCCGTGGCATTGCGAAACTGTACCCGCGGATATTATTCAAATTCCAGCATTTCTCTGCCGTCAAACTGACCTGCTGCAGGCTGCTGCTGCATCAGGCAAGCCTGTAAATGTAAAGAAGGGTCAGTTTCTCTCGCCGCGTGAGATGGTCAATATCGTGCATAAGCTGGAGTCATCTGGTTGCACTAAGGTCATGATGACTGAGCGTGGCACTACATTTGGTTATAACGATCTTGTTGTTGACATGCGGTCGCTTGATATCATGCGCGGCAACACGCCAATGAATTACCCTGTCATCATGGATTGCACCCACGCGGTACAGTCGCCTGGTGGTAACGGTATTTCGTCTGGTGGCAATCGTTCGATGGTGCCCGTCATCGCGCGTGCAGCCACAGCTGTCGGTATTGCTGGCGTGTTTATGGAAGTGCATCAGGACCCAGACAATGCACCGTGCGATGGTCCGAATATGCTGCACTTAGCCAATTTTAAGTCTGTACTTCAGCAGCTACTTGAGTTAGATTATGTCGTGAAGGCTCATATGTCATCTAGAGGAGAACAAAGTGAAGCTTGGTAAGGTTTGGGGTGATACCGAGGACCTGTTTACATCACCGAATGTAGAGGTTCATCGCATCAATACTAAGGCGGGCTTTCGATGCTCGCTGCATAGTCATCGTCATCGTTGGAATGGCTTCTATGTGATTAGCGGCATTATCGAAATTCACACCGAAAAGCAGTATGGGTTGACAGATGTAACTGTGCTTCGCCCTGGTGACTTTACTGCGGTGCCGCCAAATGAGGTGCATTGCTTTGTCTGCACCCAAGATGCTCAGGCCCTTGAGATTTACTGGCCTCAGCATATGGAGTCGATTGATATCGTTCGCAAGGATGTCGGCGGGTTCATTGCTGCATTAGCTGCTAAGTCGGTTGATGATGCAGCCTGAACTGTCTATCATGACGCCTGAGCGGTTTGCCTCGACAATCGAGAAGACCGTCATCGAAAAGAACATGACGTATCTTGATGCGATCATGCATGTATGTGATACTACGGGTTTGGAGGTCGAGGTGATCCCTCGCCTCCTCTCGCCGCGAATTAAAAAGATTCTGACCAGTGAAGCTAATGGTCTTAATCTACTAAAGCGCAAGCCTGGTGAGGTTAGGTTACCGATTTAGGATGGAAGGTATGAAGGCATATCAAGAATATGTCGCCTTGCGGCTACACTTTACGCAGGATAGCTATGACTATTTCAAATATCAAGGTAAAGTGAAGCCAATCAAGGGTTCTACGTTTGAGGCGCGAAATGATGTATTTCATTTTCGTCGCCTTGAGCGCAGATATAAAGATGACCTCACTGGGTTCTATGTCGCAAACATGTCTCAGGGCGTCAGATTTATTCGTGAGATGGTTACTGTCGAAGCCGAGAAGCGATATGTTGACTGGAAGCGCCACATGGAGTCAATCACATATCGCTTCAAGCAAGATATGCAGAACGTCGCTGAAAGCTGCAATGATGTAGCCAAAGCGTGGTCAACAAGTGGTGACCACCCTGAGATATTGCGTCTTTATCTTGGCGGG